CAGCTCCGCGAGTACGCGACCGCCAAGGAGAACCAGCGCGAGGCCATCACGGCCCGTTACATGAACCGCGAGCCCAATTTCAAGGTGGTTCAGGATTGCAAGGAACCATATGAGAAGGACGTAGAGTTCGAGGGAGAGACGTACCGAATCGACATGCGCCGCATAAAGTCGCGCGAGTTCATCCGCATGTTCGGCAAGTTCCAGAAATACGCGAACGAGGGCAAGGACGCGCCGATTTCCGACGCTCTGGCGCTCTACGATTTCGTTTTCGGCGGCAAGGTCGACGACAAGGTGTGCGCGGTCGTAAAGGCCAAAATGGGCTATGAGGACTTCGAGGAAATCATGCGCATCGAGAATGCGCTGTTCGAGGGCATCGAAGTAAAAAACTAGCGGCGCTCGTTCCCGTCCTGCTCGACGGGCGAGACGAGCTTTACGCCGACTTCCAGCAGTATTACGGCCTCAACCTCGACGGTCTGATGGACGCGGGCGAGTTCGGCGCTATCGCCGTTCTTGCCGTCCAGCTCCCCCTATCGTCGCGCACGCTGAAACGCCTACACCCCGAGCTGGCATGGGATGAGAACACGTACATCCTCGCGCTCATATCAGACCAGCTCGCAAATATCGCCTACGGGTTGGGAGGCGGCAAGGGCAGGAAGCCCAAGCCGATACCGCGCCCGAAGGCATCCAAGAAGAAAGAAACGAAGAACCATCTCGATGTGAGCAAGGTGAGGGTGGACGAGCTGCTTTTCGCTCCCCGCCGACCATCAGCCGTCACGGTAGAGATGGAGGGAAAGGGCGAACAGGGGTGATTGAATGGCTGATGTGGCGAGCGGCTCCGTGCTGCTCACGCCGAAATTCGATAACCTGACATCATCAATCGCCGACCAGCTTGACGGCGCTTTCTCCGGCGCATCCAAGATTGGCGGCAAGGCGGGCTCAGACGCTGGCGGCAAGTTCAGCTCAGGGCTTTCCGCCAAGGCCGGTGCGGTCATGGGCCTTGTTTCGAGCGTCACGAGCAAGGCGTTCAACGCTATCTCAAATTCGCTCGGCAGCGCAATCGGGCGCGTCGACACCATGAACAACTTCCCCAAGGTCATGAAGAACCTCGGGTATTCAAGCGATGACGCCACGGCATCAATCAAGAAGATGAGCGCTTCTATTGACGGCCTGCCGACATCGCTTCCCGCGCTGACCGGCATGGTTCAGCAGCTGGCACCGCTCTGTGGCGGTCTGGACGAGGCCACGAACATCGGCATCGCGTTTAACGATATGTGCTTGGCCTCCGGCGCATCGACGGCGGACGTATCACGTGCGATGCAGCAGTACTCGCAAATCCTGTCCAAGGGAATTCCGGACATGCAGGACTGGAAGACCCTGCAGGAGGTCATGCCAGGACAGCTCAACCAGGTGGCGAAATCTCTCCTCGGCGCGAGCGCTAACAGCAAAGACCTGTACTCCGCGCTGAAGAGCGGCAAAGTATCCATGAGCGACTTCAACCAAGCCGTCATGAAGCTAGACAAAGAGGGAGTGGACGGATTTGCGTCGTTCGCCCAGCAGGCAAAGGACGCGACGCAGGGCATCGGCACAGCGCTTGACAACATCCCGAACCGAATCTCTAAGGCGCTTCAAAAGGTAATCGACGCAATCGGCGCGACGAACATTTCCGGTGCTATCAACAAGTTCTCCAGCTCGTTCAGCGTAATCGGCGACGTTGCTGCCGCTGGCATCGAGCGCGTGAAAGGCGTTATCGAGAATATCGTCGGTTCCGTAAAGCGCTTCATCGGAATGATTCAGCGCCTGGATGGGGCGTTTGGAACCTTTTCGACACTGGGCCGAAACATTGACATTCTCGGGCGCGGTATCAGAGGGGCTATCGACCCAGCAATCAACGCCGTCAGGAATGCAATAAATAGCGTCAAGGAGTTTGCTGGCGAAACATTCACCGCGACATGGCCAGAAGATTTGGCGCTGAAGGTCAAGGGCGCTGCCGACGCTGTTAACGAGTTCATCGAGAAGTCTGGCGGCATCACGACCGTTTGCGAGAACGTACGCAACGCGCTCGTCAAAGTCGCTGGAGCTGCCGCCGGGTTGATCGCGGCAAAATCAGCAATCAGTGGGTTCACGACGGCGCTTGAAAATGCAAAAACCGCCACAGCTGCAATCAAGGGGTTCGCTGGCGCTGCTAAAACTGGAATCGGCAATGTAAGCGCATTTGCCAGTATGATTTCAGGCGATATGGCTGGTGCGTTCTCTTCGGCATCCGGCCCAGTCAGCGGCCTTTTCTCGGCAATCAAGACTGGCGGCGGCGCCATCGCAACACTTATTGGTCCCGTAGGTATCGCCGTCGGCGTAATCGCCGCGCTTGCCGCAGGGTTCGCCTACATGATGACGACGAGCGATGGTTTCCGCAGCTCCGTCATGCAGGCGGCATCCGCCCTAGCATCCGGATTCCAGCCCGTCCTTGAATCTGTCGGTCAGGTCATACAGACGCTCGCGCCGACATTCGCAGATGTGTTCGGCACCATGGCTGAGCTGGTGACAGGTCAATTGCTGCCAGCGCTCGGAGGCATCGCGCTAGCTGTAATGCAGGTTATTGCTACCGTAGCACCTCTCGTTGGGCAGATAATTGCGGCAGTACTTCCCGTTGTCGCGCAGATTATCCAGGTTCTCATGCGGGTCGCTCAGGTGATAACGAGCGTTCTCATTGTCGCGCTGAACATCATCAGCAGCGTCGTTCAGGCCGTATGGCCGGTGATTCTCTCGGCGTTCACCGTTGCCTGCTCGGCAATCTCGGCGTTAATCTCCACCGTTTGGCCAGTGATTGAAGCAATCATCACGACCGTGATGCAGGTAATCAACGCTGTCATTGGCACCGTCCTCGCCGCCATCAACGGTGACTGGAATGGAGTGTGGACTGGTATTCAGTCCATCATTGAGACCGTGTGGACTGGCATCCAAAGCATCGTTTCAACCGCGATCGGCGCAGTAAGCTCGATTATCAGCTCCGTGTTGAACACTATCAGCGGCGTTTGGTCTGGCACCTGGGGCGCAATAAAATGGGCATTTAGTTCAATCTGGAATGGAATCAGGGCCGCTGCGACCAGTGGAATCGACTCCGTATACACGACCGTCACCGGAATCAAGGACAAAATCACGGGCTTCTTCTCAGGCGCTGGCTCCTGGCTGGTAGAGTCGGGCAAGTCGATTCTCAACGGCCTCAAGTCCGGCATCGAGAGCGCAATCGGCTCCGTGACATCTTCCGTGGAGGGCGCGGTCGAGACAATCCGAGGCCTGTTCCCGTTCTCTCCCGCTAAATGGGGACCGTTCTCGGGACATGGCTACACCACGTACTCCGGTAAGGCGCTCATGGGCGACTTCGGCAAGTCTATTGTCGGTGCCGCTTCCTCCACCGCTGCAATGGCTGAAAGGGCTATGGGTACTGTTAACGACGCGCTTGTCGCGCGACCCGTTGACTTCAGCGCTTCTTCTCGCGGCGTGAGCGGAATCAAGTCAGCTGCCGCGCGAGTGGCTATGGATGTATCGGCATCGCGCGATGAATCGGCGTCTGCTGTTATCAGCTGGCTCGGTAACAACCTCCCCGCGATCATCTCCGAATGCACGCCCGTCATGGGCGAGAGCGATTTCGGGCGCAAGGTAAGGAAGGCGGTTGCCTATGCGTAAGCTTGAGTACGTATCTGGCACAGGCTCAATCCATGTGCAGCTTGACGCTGACGGCGTTTTCTCCGGCACTGCTGCGGCGATTCGCGGCAGGGCATGGAGCTATACGGTGGGTTACCGCTCGCTCTCAGGCATTTCGCGCGATGCGCGGGAATGCGAGATTGAGCTGAAAGTTCTCGACCGCGCAAGGGCGAACACGCTAAGGCGCGTGGCTGACCGCGACATGATGGAGGGCACGCCCGGAACCATCATCGCGGACGGTTGGAGCCAACGCGCGTATATCGTGAAGGCTGAGCCGTCTGACATCAACGAGGTTGTCGTGACCATGACGCTCACTGTCGTGCTGCTCGACGGCGTTTGGCGCAAGCCGCACACGGTCGAGTATTTTCCGCTTACCGTGAGCGCCGATAGCTATGAATACCTCGATTTGCCATATGACATGCCTTATGACCTAGGCATACCGCTTACCACGTCCTCCATCGAAGCGGGGGAGTGGTTGGAAAGTCCCGTAAAGCTGACCATCTACGGCACGGCGGTAAACCCTGCAATCCGTATCGGCGAGAGCTGGTACAAGGTAGACGCGACCGTGCCAGATGGAGGCTACATGACTATCGACCCGATTTCGCGCACCGTTACTATCACGGATGCGGAAGGATCTGTTATCGACGCATTCGCAAAGGCGCACCGTGGTAGCGGACTGGGCAGCGGCGAGTATATCTTCGAGCCGATACCGACTGGATCGCATGAGGTCGCATGGGACATGAGCTTTGGCTTTGACCTCACGTGGTACGAGGAGGAGGGCGAGCCGCCGTGGTGCTAGTAGTTGCTGATACCAAGCTCGGCAACGTCCGTGAGATTGAAGATTTCACGCTCGACGTAGCGTTCGGCGCGGACGAGAATGCCCTCACGTTAACAGTGGAGGAGAAGAGCGCCCCCGCAGCGGGACAGCTCGTCTATATCGACGCAACAGAATACGGCGGCGTAATCGACCAGGTTAAGCGCGGGTCGGGGCGCGGCGCTACCGGCGCGGTCGAGTGCAAGGGTCGCACGTGGCACGGCATCTTGGCGGGGCGCAGGCTTTCGCCAGATTCTGGCAGTGGTTATCTGACCGTCAACGGCAAGGTGGGCGATGTGCTTACCTCGCTTATAGCCAGAATGGGGCTTGAGAGCCTGTTTAAAGCAGCTTCGGACGATTCGACCGTTAGTTACACCTTCGAGCGATTTTGCGACGGATATAGCGGGCTCATGGCTCTTGCAAAGGCAAGCGGCAGAAAGCTGGCGATGAGGAGGATGGACGGCTATATCGAGCTGTCCATGCCTCCCATCGTAGACTACGCGAACAAGGTCGATTCTGATTTGCTCGACTTCACGATAACGTCGGTTCACCGGTGCGTAAACCACCTGCTGTGTGCTGGAACGGGGCAGCTCGCAAACCGTGCAATCGTCCATTTCTACGCGGACGAGAACGGCAACGTCAGCCACAAACAAACACTTTTCGGAATTGACGAAATCTGCGCGCTCTACGACTACTCGAATGCGAGTACCAGCGAGCTTGAGACAGAGGGAAAGAAGAAGCTGCTCGAATACCAGACGAGCGGCACCGTTGAGGTCGATGCGCATGAGGACATGGACGTTGACGTCGGCGACATCATCAGCGCGCGCGACAACTCCACCGGCACGACCGTAACGGCGACCGTGAGCAAGAAAGTGGTCAAGGTCGAGCGCGGCGTTGCTACCTATTCATATGAGGTCGGCAGCGATACTACCACCAAGACGAGTTCAGCGGGCGCGGCTGAAAGCAGCGGAGGCGGAGGGCACGCATACCTCGCTGGCAAGGGCTTGACGCTGGATAATTACACGTTCAGCGCAGATGTCGATGCTTCAGACCTATCCTCCATCTCCACCAAGGTGGAGGAGGCGCGAACGGGAGCATCTAACGCCCTTGCAGCCGCTGGAAAAGCCGAGGAACGCGCCAATGCGGCGAACGATGCTGCGGCTGCTAACGCCCAGGCTATCGCGGCGAACGCGACGGCAATCTCGACCAAGCAGGACGCGCTTATAGCTGGTAAAAACATCACGCTGGATGGCGCGAAAATCAGCGCCACGGACACCACGTACCAAAACGCCACTCAAGACGCTGCTGGACTTATGTCCGCCGTAGACAAAGCGTTGCTTGACGGCATCAAGACAGGCGCGACCGTGGCGAAGAGCGCCGAGACGGCCAAGAGCTTTGATTCAACCAGAACCGTTTCGGTCACGGGTGCCGTGAACGGCTCCGCGACGTGGGACGGATCAAGCGACCTGTCAATCACGGTCGAGGGCGACTCTGCCGCCGCCAGCTTCCTCGCGGCGCACCCAGTTGGTTTCTACGTTGAGACGAGCGGTGCGAACCCTAACAACTTCGGCGGCACATGGACGAGGCAACCGAGCATCGGTCCTAACACATGGCTAAGGACTAAATAGGAGGTCAAATATGGCAAAGACCGAGAATTACACCCACTACGTCTGCGACCGCTGCGGCGCTGATGCGTATCTGGCGGCAAACAGCGCCGCCGCGAACGACTGGCGCGATGTCGAGCGCTTCGACCAGTACGGCAGCAAGGCTACACGCCTGCTGTGCAAATCGTGTACCGACGAGTACAAGAAGCTCGCCGCCAAGCACGACGGAGAGTTCCAGCAGTTCATGAGCAACGCGAAGGAGCAGTAGCATGGCATTCGAGATAGTTGACGGCATGACGGGGACCAAGCACATCAGCTCGGACGACCTGTCGGCGCTCAACGTCGCGACAATCGGCAAGGCGGATTGCGTGCTGAAGTACGGCGACGACTTCAAGCTCACGATGGCAAGCGCGAACAGCGCGACGCTCGGCACCGGCGTGGGCATGGTCGGAGGCAAGCGCTTCTGGAACCATGCTGCTACTAGCTTGACCATCCAATCTGGTACGCAAGGCCAGAAGCGCAACGACATCATCGTGGCCCGCTACGCGAAGACCAGCGCTGGCATCGAGTCCATCACGCCGGTCGTAATCAAGGGCACGCCAACGACGGGCACCGCCGCAGACCCAGAGGTGACGGCGAACGACTTGAAGCTGTGGCGCGTGCCGCTGAATGGAATCAGTGTGGGCGATCCGGTCAAGCTCTTCGACCCCGTCTCTTCGCTAGCGACAATCGGGGATTCCGTATCCCAATACACAACAAGAACATTCACCTCTCCCGCGAAGACGGTCAAGTTCGGCGATGCCATCGATATCGACGTCAGCGTGAAAATCGACGGCTATACGCCGATATGCGTCACTAGCGTATGGTCGAATCACGCTGCCTCATGCTGCATCACGCAGTTTAGACTGTTCGACGACGAGCGCGTATTCGCTACAATTAAGAACCTCGAAATAATTCACCAAGGTACGTGGAGAGACCTCGTGTTGAGTGTCACCGTGTTGTACAGGAAGAGCATTGCCTAGACAATCGGATACGTTAGATTCGCGGTGAACGCTCCCGTCCCGCTTAACAGTCCAATCTCTCGAAAATCCCAGACGTTTCGCATGGTAGACCGCCGCGTTTCGTCTGGGATTTTTGCATTCAAGACGCGGGGGACGGCACATCGATACTCGCGTAAGGAATCTGGCATAGGAGTGGAGGTGAGTAGATGGAAGTGCTAAAGCTCTTTGCGCCATATGGCCCTGGTTGGCTCGGCGGCGCTGCACTTGCGCTCATCGCCTTTTATTTTGGACGTCAATTTCTGGATGAATACAAGCGCCAAAACGAGCGCAAGGCGAACATCGACCTCAAGCGCGAGGAGCGTAAGCAGGCCGAGGTTGACGAGCGTGCTCAGCGCGACCGCGAGCGTTCGCAGATGGAGGGCCGCATTGCAGCGCAGATGGAGCGCAGCAACACCTTGATTGAGGGGATGAAGACCCTCATGGAGTCGGTCGTCACATCAAACGAGGTTCTTCACGCAGACTTGGCGCACAGTCAGGCGAGAAGCCAAGGAATGGCTGAGAAAGTTGACCACATCTGTGACCGTGTTGACCTGATTTACAGCAGGGCATCAGACAGATAGGAGCAAAACGAATGAATGAGATTCAGGCTGGCCTAACGGTATGCACGGTGCTTGTAGTGCCGTATATCGTTCAGGCCATCAAGACGAAGGCAATGACAGGCAACGTGGCACGCTGGATTGCAATTTCGGTTTCTGCGCTGTGCGGAGTATTGACTGCTATGGCTGGCGGTATGCCGACCGATGCATCGGCGTGGGTAACGTCCATTTTTGCAGCCGTTGGCGGCGTTCAGGTGGCATATGCGGCCTTCAAGACCGTTGGCGTTACCGATAAATGGCTCGATGCACTTCTTGCATTGGGCGATATCAAGGAGGACTAATGGCAGACTTCGCAAACGTCCAGCCTGACAAGTATATGCTTCTCGGCTGTAACTTCTCGGCTGGCCGTCCGTTCGGCATCAGGGGCATCACGATCCATCACATGGCGGGAGACCTCACCGGCGACCAGTGCAACGGCATCTGGCGCGGCGCTGGCACGTCAGCGCACTACGCAGTTGACCGCAACGGCTACATCACGCAGCACGTCAACGACACCGACCGCGCATGGGCCTGCGGCGACGGCATCGGCACGGGGCGCGGCAACGACACCACCATCAGCATTGAGCACGCCAACAGCGGAAGCAACCCGTGGACGGTTCACGAGAAGGCAATCGAAAGCGGCGCACATCTGGTCGCGGCTCTGTGCCTGTATTACAAGTTAGGCCGTCCACAGTGGTGCAAGAACGTCTTCCCGCACCGCTATTGGAGTGCCACGGCTTGCCCCGGCGAGCTTGCTGGTTCGCAGCGCGACCATTACATGCAGCGTGCTCAGGCGTGGTATGACGCGATGAAAAGCGGCAAGGCACCTGCCCCATCCACCGCTAAGCCCGCAGCGGCAAAGCCCGCTCAGGCGGCATCTGGCGGCTTCTCAAAGGCATCTGGCAAGCGCGTCCCCGTCCACTACTCCCTCCACCTCAAGGGCGGCGGCTGGCTTGGCGAGGTGACCGATTTCGGCGCTGGCGATAATGGTTTCGCTGGCTACCCGTGCAAGCGCCACGACCTGCTGTGCGCCCGAGTGGATCGCGGAACGCTCAAGTATCAGGTTCACACCATCGAGGACGGATGGTTGCCCTACGTTACCAAGGGCAATCGTTCCGACACCTTGAACGGTTGCGCTGGCATCGTTGGCCACACCATTGACGGCGTGCGCATGTACTATGTGACACAGAACGGCGAGGAATACAAGCAGGCGTGGTACCGCTCGCAGACCACCGCGCGTGCAGGATGGCTCGGAACCGTCTGTGACGATGGCTCCACCTACGGCGGCGATGACTTCGCGGGCATGTACGGTGAGCCGCTTGACCGACTCCAGGTGTGCATCACTGACGGCAACCCCTACTAATAAAAACGTTAGTAACTTATAACCCCTCTCCGCCTTCTGGTGGGGAGGGGCCTTTTTTTGTTTTGCAGCAGTCCGCGTCCTAACTCAGTCCATAAGTTCTGAAATATGCACTACTATGGAGACCTATGGAAACGTATAACTGCACTATGGAGCACTATGGAGACCTATAGAACACTTATCTACTACTTCGCCGAGGACTAAGGTAATTTAACAAACCCGCAGGTAGAACGCTTGCATAATGGTTTTGCGTCCTAACTTGTCCTTAAGGGTACCTAACTAATTTCCGAAGTACGCGCTATCGACCGTCTCGATGAACAGTTCTTTGTCGGGGCGGTCGTAGTGTTTACCGAGAATATTCTTGGCGGTGTGCCCCATCATTTTGTCCACCATCTGTGCGGGAATACCGTACTTCCAAAGCATTGCGGTTGCCCATGAGTTGCGCAACTTTGTCATGGTCAGGTAGCGCAAGTTAATAGTTCCATCCCTGTAATAGCTAAGCCATTCACCTGTAATCCTCTTGCGATCCATCGGCATTCCCGTGCCTTTGTCGCAGATGTATAGCTCTTGGTCTTCTGTGCGCTGCTTTGCTATCTCGGCGAGCCGCAAGCTCCATGGCGGCGGGATGATGATTGGACGGCGGCTTTCTGCTGTCTTAAGCGGCTCAAAGCTGTTGTTCTGAGAATACTGGTGATAAAGGTCGTAGACGGCGTACGTGCGACCATTGTATTCATCAAACGTTATGTCTTTCACCGCTGCTGCCGCTGCTTCGCCGACACGGCATGAGCCTTTGGCCATTAGAATAACCACGCCCTCGATGCGACTACCTCGCAACGATTCAAGGATGCTGTCGATTTCGGCTACCGTGTAGACTTCTAGTCCGCGGTCGCCTGAGCTTTTATTTTCGCGCGGCATTTTGTATTTTGCATCGATAAAAGAAATGCCGTCCACGTCATGAAGCCTTGCACAGTTGACGAGGTTGAGAACGATAATGTGCGAGACGTGAGCCTGCGCTGCGGTAAACTTGTCCAACCAACGCTGGTACTCTTCAACTCGCACCTTATTCATGGCAACGTTCGCCCATTTCGGCGAGACCTTAGACCTCCATGCGCTACGGTAGTTGATGAATGTGCTGCGCGACATATCGCCAGTCTCAAGCTGCTTTTCCAGCTGTGGGAAATACCATTCGTCCCAGCACTGCTTGAACGTCGGGCATGGAACAACGCGCTCATTTGGCGGCAGGTGGTGGAGTTGCCAAAGGCGGCGCAACTCATCGTCAGCTTCACGCGAGGTGCAGGGATAGAGCGTTTTAGATCTGCGTACGCGATTGAGCCCGTCCCATTCGCACCACCTGATGCGCCATTTGTTCTTGTCGATTTTGGTTTTGGTTCCCCATGATGAACGTGGCATAATGAACCTATTCCCTTCTAATTTTGTAGATTTGCAGGAAGGGCGGCGCTCCACTGGTCTTGGCGGGTTGGTGGGGCGCTTTTTTGTGTCTTTGCTTACTCCATCTCCTTTGACGATTGAAACCATACGACTGTGCCGTGGAACTCCACCGTGTGCTCGTCGGCGGCAGTAAACACCATGTCCTCGTGTTCGGCGTTATGCGAATCAGGGGACAGTATCAGCGTGTTTGCACCGCGATACAGGCGGCGCATTACATAGTCAGCTCCATCAATGCTAACGACCGCTATAGAGCCGTTTGATGGGCGCTGCTCGGGATCTATGAGGATATAGCAGCCCTCGGGATAGACGTTATCCATGCAGTCGCCCTCCACCTGTAGGAAGTAACCCTGCGGGTGGCGTTTGATTATCTCGTATGGCACGGGTATTGCATCTTGCAATACATCAGGCTCCTGGGCTTCTCCTGCATGGACGCGGCCTAATAGGGGAGCGTAGGCTGGTTTGGATGTAGCTGGCTTGATCGCATTAGACGGCGGGAGTTCGTCGGCGATTATATCTGCCGTCGAAACGCCAAGTGCGCCAGCGAGAAGCTGGACGTTACCCATGCGCGGCGTAGTCCATCCACGTTCCCATTGCGTGATGGTCGAACGCGATACATCAACCATCTTTCCGAGCTGTTCTTGGGTCAGTCCGTGCTGCTCACGCAAGCGTTTGATATTTGCGCCAGTGCTCATTTAAACTCCCATCGCGTTAATTTTTTCTTACATTTTAGTTTATTTTGCTTGACACGACAATGTTTGTTAGCTAACATGCAAAGCGTTGAAAGGAGGAACATGCAAACGCTTAAAGAAGCCCGCGAGCGCAAGGGCGTTAAACAGGTGGCAGTAGCCGACTATCTAGGGGTAGCTCGGCAAACCTACGCCAACTATGAGCAGAATCAAGAGCAAATGAGTATCGAGCAGGCCAAAGCCGTCTGTAAGTTTCTCGGCGTTGATGTTGCCGATATTTTTTTGCCTATTGATATTTGCTAAACAAACATTCGTTTTGTAACCAACCACTCATTTATCAAACATGCGTTTCGCACGCGCCGCACTGGCGAATCACGAACCTCTCTACGTGAATATGCCTCCTGCGATCGGGCCAACCACACTCGCCAGTACGGTGCGAGCGGGACGCAAAGGGAGATAGCGCCCCTTGAGAACCGCATAGAGCCTTTGCCGATGCCCTGCAAGGTATCGGAAGGAAGGACAGCGTAATACGCGAGTCTAGCCGGAGCTGGCTAGGCGAAACCAAGATTCCAGCCCACGGGCTGGCGGTAAGCGTGGAGAGCCGTAGCGCGGTAGGAAATGACCGCGTATCCCACGTATCCCATATCAAGCCCCAGCGTCACGTGGTGCGTATCCGCTAATCAAGTCATCGTAAATCTCGATTAGTTCTCAGTCCGCCTATAAGCAAATCAGGATACGTACCGCATGGCGCTGGGGCGCACTTATAGAACCGCGAACGCGGTGCTGCCGTGTCATAAGGAAATTTGTATAGCCCTTTTGATTGCGTACCTAGGCAGTATCGCGCTGGCGGCTCTAGGAGGTGAAGCATGGAAGATATCAAAAGTCGAGCGCTGCAATTCGCTATAGCCGCCGGGCTGAAACCGCAAATGGCGTACACAGTCCGTCAGACGGCGCTCTATTCTGGCGTGCCGCGATCCACCTTGTATGCGGAGCACAAGGCGGGACGCTTGAAGTTTAAAACCTACGGTAAGTGCAATGCGCTAATCAGCGTGGAAGAGCTAGACCGCTGGATGAATGAAAACTAAAAAAGCCGTTCCACGGGCTACCAACACGGGAAACGGCTCAAGACCAGACAGAAAGGAGGTCTCAGATGGATTATATCGGAAATTGCCTGTTCGATGCAGCCGAGAACCTAGGCGCGTGGTGGCACGGATTGAGCGAGCGAACCCAGACGGTCGCTTGCGTCGTCCTGATGGTCACGCTCATAGCTATAGCAGGGCTTATCGAGGGAACCGCACCGAGCGGGATGTACTACTAGGAGAATCATGTCATTCATGGGTTGGTCTGTCGAGCGCAAAAACGGAGCGTGGTACGCATCGAAGGTTACCGACGACGAACGGTACAGCCCCGCAGGAATCGTCCGCGTGCGTCGGCTGCTGTATACCGTCAGCCCAGATGCGACAAAGTCAGAAGCTGAGCGCGAGGTCGTGCGCTTGTACAGGTCAAGATATCTAAATTAGGAGAATTATGAAGGTTTACGTGGTCAGCCAAGGCTACACGCCAATTGGCGTTTTCAAGGATAGGGAGACGGCGCTTGCCGTGAGCAAGGGCGCAAACGGAGCCCTTTTCGGCGGCGAGGACGATTGCCACGTGCATGAGTTCCCAGTGGTTGAGGAATCACAGTATTTCGCAGCAAGCTACCTCGGAACAGTAAAGAAGGTAGAGCTTAATGCCGAACGTGAGTAACGAAGAGAGGCTTGCGGTCATCACCGCTTTTGGCAAGGCCGTCAAGCAGGCCGAGAAGCAGGTGCGCGAGGAAGTCGATGCGCAGATGCGCGATGACTTCATGGCATATGGAGTCACCCAGAAGCAGCTCGCCGTGAACGGTCAGAAGGTCGGTACGATCTCGGCGCGAATGAGCAAGCCGAAAGTCGGGCATTTCCCATCCATCGCCAACGCGCAGGAGTTCGTAGAGTGGCTTCGCACGTCCGATGGCGGATTAGATACGCTCAATCGCCTTGTCACCGTCAAGCCCGATTTGGTTCTGGACGCTGCCGTTGCCGATGGGGAGTTGCCAGATGGATGTGAGATGGTAGAGCGTTTCGAGCCGCCGATGATGACAGGCACGACCGTTCGAGTACAGACGCAAAAGGTTGTCGAAGCCTTGGGTAACAACCTCGGTGCTGCTGCCGCCGCACTGCTTACGGGTGAGGTGGAGTAATGGAATATAGCATCATCGTCCAAATTTCGGAGTATCTCGCCAAGGCATACGACAAAAAAACGTTTGGAGTGTGCTGGGCACCACGCGAACTATACCTTTTGAAGCCTATCGAGCTGAACGGAACAAAGTTTGGGCCGATGCTTTTGCAAGAGCGTAACAAAAAACAAACTGCGGTTTTTGCTGCAATTGGCGAAGATGCAAAAAGTCATCTTGATTTTTCGTTCAACAAGGACGAATTGTTTGACGCGATTGATCGCACAGCAGATTTGGACAAATGCCACGGAGACCCGTTTGAACTCGGCATTATCGCTGGACGCATTGACGCTGCTCAACGATTTTTCAATTAGGAGGTATAGCCAATGGGCACCGCAATCCTAGTCTTAGGCAAATCAGGCTCAGGCAAGTCCACCTCGTTGCGCAACTTCGCGCCAGACGAGGTTGGCATTTTCAATGTCCTCGGTAAGCCCTTACCGTTCCGTGGCGGGGCTAAATTCCCGCAGGCGAACCGTGCCACGTATGCACAGATTTTCGATACCCTGCGAACTGCTCAAGGGCGTTGCTACGTCATTGATGATTCAACCTATCTCATGCAGAACGAGAACTTCAACCGTGCGCAGGAGAAGGGGTATGAGAAGTTTACGGAGATGGCGATGCATTTCCAACAGCTCATTACCGCTGCGATCAACACGGGCCCAGATACCATCGTCTATTTCCTCCATCATGTTTATGAGGATATGAACGGCAATGAAAAGATCATGACCATCGGCAAGATGCTCGATGAGAAGTGGAATATCGCCGGCGCTTGCCCAGTGGTCATTGATTGCGTGGTTGAAGAGGGACAGCACCTTTTCATCACTGCGAACAACGGGCACAACTTGGCGAAAGCACCAATGGGTAGCCTGCCAGAAAAGATGGACAACGACCTAAAGGCAGTAGATACCGCATTGCGCGAGTATTGGGGCATGAAGCCCATCAAGGACGTTGAGCCGGATGGTGCAGATACCGAGTAACGAAACCCTCGCAGAGATGGAGCGTCTTTGCGAGGACAGATACCAACAGTTGATACATGGCGGTTGCGATCAAGACGTGGCGGCAGACCGAACCTTCGATGCTTTAAGGGCATCGCTGGGCGAGGTACCGCAATGTTTCGATAAGCGCGACCGCCTTTTTGAGAACAAGCTACGAAGCGTAGCGGAAAGGAACCAACATGCGTAACGTCAACTGGGGCAGTGTGACCGCGACCGCAGACGGGGGCGATTTCAAGCGTCCCGCACCGGGCGGCTATGTCGCACGTCTCGTATCGCTCGAGGACAACGATGCAAAGCAGTATGTCGAAGCCGTTTTCGACATTGCCGAGGGCGAGTTTGCTAACTACTACTCCGATGATTGGGGGCAGTCGCACCCCTACGCCCACCACTTCTTCATGAGCTACAAGGACACGGCACTGGGCATGCTCAAGGGCCGTCTCGAAGCAATCCAGGCATCCAACCCCGGCTTTGACCCGTTCGCCGCGTGGGACGCGGGCCGTCTGGATATGTTCGCCAACCGTTTCGTCGGAATCAATCTCCAAGAGGAAGAGTACGAGTACAACGGCGAGGTCAAGATGCGCCTTAACGTCTGTCAGGTCGTGCCCGTTCAAGACGTGCGCGACGGCAAGGTGAAGCCCCGCGATACCAAGAAGCTCGACCTCGGTGGCGCTCCCTCCACTACTCCTGCGGTGGTGGTGGCTCCTTCGTCTAACGTCTACTCCGGCCCCATCCCGTTCAACTAAACATCACCCGCATATCTGATACAGGGCTTGGCGCATCAACACGCTAAGCCCTTTTCATACGCGATGGGAGGTGAACGGGCTGATCTACTGCGATACCCGACAACAGAAGGGTAAGCACGAGAACATCGACAGATGGTTCGAGAAACACGGGGTCAAGTACGAATATCGAAAGCTCGACTTCGGCGATTACATGACCGACAGCTCGAACATCTCAATTGACACGAAGCGCAACGTACAGGAAGTCGCCGGAAACTGCGGCAAAGACCACGCGCGTTTTGCGAGAGAGATGGACAGGGCGCGTGAAGCAGGATACAGGCTTGTGATTCTGGTTGAAACGCCAAAATACAAACAAGTCTCTGACATAGCTGGATGGACGAACAGGGTGTGCGCTCGCTGTCAACGCAAGCGAATGGGCTACTGTAACCCGAAACAGTCGATGGGTTGCAGCGCTGGGCACCGCAAGCCCATGACTGGCGCAACACTCGCTCGAATCATGAGTGCGATGGAGATTAACCACGGCACTCGATTTGAGTTCTGCCATCCAGCACACACCGCGCGGCGCATTTGCGAACTGTTAGGAGTACAATACGATGGATGAACGCGAATCGCGCCTATCCGAGCTGGGAAGGACGGCGCTTTCATACGTCCGAGCCGGGTTCGCCGTCTTTCCGGTGGCTCCGCGCGGAAAAGTCCCGGCATCGGAGGCACGCCACGGCCTGAATGACTGGACGGACAACCCAGACAACGTAATCAACTACTGGACTGAGCATCCGAACGCCAACATCGGAATCACGTGCGGAGCGCCGAGCGGCGGTCTGCTCGTCCTCGATTTCGATGTGTCAGATTCAAAAGACGGGCTAGCTACACTCAAGAAATGGGAGACGACACACGGCGAGCTGCCCGACACGCCCATAGCCGTCACCGGAAGCGGCGGCAGGCACTACTTCTTTAGGACGGGAAGGACGAACATCCATCCATCTACTAACTCGACATTGGGCGTTGATGTGCGATGTGACGGCTCATTCGTCGTCGCGGCTGGCTCCATCCACCCAAACGGCCAGATGTACGAATGGATCGCATCGCCTTGGGAAGTGGATATAGCCACCGCCGACGATAACGTTTATGACTTCCTCGATTACATCCAGCGCAACGGTTCGGACGAGGTGAACGCACGCAAGGAGAATGGCAAGTTTTCGCTACCAGCCGAAATCAAGTCTGGCGAGCGCGACAAGACATTGTTCCGCTATGCGTCACACCTCAGAAGCATCGGGCGTTCAGACGAGGAAATACATAACGCAGTTCTTGGCGCGAACTTCATGCGTTGCAAGCCGCCCATGGACTCGCGCGATATCGACCGCATCGTAAAGAGCGCGTGCAAATACGAGCAAGGCGGCGGCATCGGATACAAAACAAGTAACGATGGGCGCACTGTCGGCGCACCTGGGCGTTCAAGTGGCGGTAGTGGAGGGGCGGCACCTCGCGGCAAGCGCGGCGGCATCCTCACCAACGAGCTTGCCAAGATGGTAATGTCCGAGAACCACGCAAGAAAAATCGACGGAGCACCCGCCGTATGGATGGGTCGCAAATGGGAGTTCGGGACACGCGCTATCAACCGTTGCACGCTACGTCTTGCCGATGATGCAAAGAAGCAGGACAAAGCGGAAGTCGCAAGCTACATCATGGACATGGCACCGAGCGTGACGAGCGACCGCGAGTTCGACGGCGGCTATTACGTTCAGTTCGCCAACTGCACCTATGACGTGCTTGAGGAACGCGAGGTCGAACCAGACCCGTCCATGTACATCATCGCAACCCTGCCCGTCAACTTGAACTTTAGCGTCGGGCGCAACGCCGCCGACGAGTTCTTGGAATCCATCAGCAACGGCGACAGCGCGACGATGCTAGCCATGCAGGAGGTCATAGGAGCCTGCATGTGCTCGCGGCGCGTGCTCAGCCAATCGCCCATGCTCATAGGTAAGGCGGGCGGAGCTAGCGGCAAGGCGAGCAACGGCAAATCGACCTATCTGAACTGGCTCCGCTCAATCCTAGGCACCGAGAACACGTCAAGTCTGGACATTGCGACCTTGGGTCAGCGGTTCCAGGCGGGGCGCGTTGTCGGCAAGCTTGCCAACCTTGGTGATGATATCCCGGACGGCTTTTTGCGCGGAGACGAGCTTTCCATGTTCAAGAAGCTGGTCACCGGCGATGCAATCTACACGGACGTGAAGAACGGCGATGGCTATGAGTTTCGACCGAGCGCTTCAATGGTGTTCTCCATGAATTCGGTGCCGCGCCTTTCAGATACAACGGACGGCATATTCAGGCGCTTGGCCTTCATCCCGTTCCGCAAGCGGTTCTCACCGGGCACGGAAGGATACGATCCGCACATAGCCGAAAAGCTATCCCAACCGGAAGTCCTAGAGCGCGGGGCGCTGCTGGGTCTTATGGCGCTTGGTGACTTGATACGGCGCGGCACGCTCACCACCATCCCCGATATGGCGGCAGAGGTGCAAGAGGTCAGGCTTAACAACGATTCCGTTGTCAGGTGGATTGCTGATTGCGGCATCACGGGCGAACAGCTCAACGGCAGACCAATTGAATCCGTTTACAACGAGTACAAACAGTGGTGCGATGACAGCGGCGAACGTTCGCCATTCGCACGCAGAACATGGACGGCTAAGGTCAAAGAGAACGTAACGCTCTGTAACGTTTCGGGCGGTTCGACGCTCGAAAGCAAAAGCGCACGTGTTGACAATTCAACAAGAGTAGTACGTGTGTTCGCTATTTGTAACGTTTGAGACCGATTTGTAACGTTTGAAAAATTCCAAACGTTACAAGGTTTTCGCAGGTAAAAGCATATATGTAACGATGTAACGATTAAATCGTCGCCAATTCTAAACTTCTATAAGAAAAAAAGAATATAGAAATATTTAAGAAAACGCGCGCGAGAAACGTTACATCGTTACAAACCCCAACAACCAAATAGATAAGGAGCGCATATGACCAAGTATGCGAAGTACGCCTCATGGCTGGCGAAAGTGATTATCGCCGTTGCAGCCGTGGCTAATTTCGTGTTGTATTTCAAGACTCTTGAAAACGTGTACTCTGCGATGTTCGGCTCTAGCGTTGCCTTGCTTCTAGCCTTGGTAGCAATGGACGAACTGCTGAAGCTGAAAAAGCGAATCGAAATCATCGAGAGCAAGCATCGCGTTGACAACCTCACCAAGACGCTTAGCGGTGATGAGTGATGCAGGACTACCAATCGCTTGCCCTGAGCTACGCAGAAGAGCTATCAGATCTAAAGCGTAGATACGCGAACCTAGAGCGCCATTGCCGTGGTCTTGAATCGAAGCTATCAAAGACGCGCGACCGCATGAAGATGTACCGCGAGCGCTGCGGCGCGTGGGAGAGTGCGTTGGATAGGGTGGACAAACTGTACCATTCGTTCCTAGCGCATGGAACAGACCGAACAAGCATGGCTAATGCTTACGGCGTTGCGGTATGCGCGGCGAACATCCGCAAAGTAGTAGCGCCGACCTATCCGAGCGCCGATTGCGCGGAGCTAAGGCACAAGATTCTCAACCGCGCCACTTATCCAGAGGTTGACAAAACCGAATAACCGATTTTCAGCGCGTACAAGGCGTGGTTTTGGCTTGACCGTACACAGACTAGGGTCGAGCGATTATCGCGCTGTCAGCGCTGGATTAGCAAGCGATAACGGCAAATCTAGCGAACGGAGAAATGAGAGCAATGGAATATATCGATTTCGGCTACGGCTACAGGCTCCATAGGCGCGATTCTGCGAACTGGGAGTTGCAGGAGTTCCGCAAGCCGAGCAACAAGGGCTTTGCAAAGAACATGGAGGACAAAAGCCCAAAGTGGTGCGATTGCGGCAAGTTCTTCCAGAGTCTTAGTGCAGCTCTAACCGTGGTCTACGGGCTGGTGCTGCGCAAGGACGAGGAAGGTGCTTTCCAAATCATGCAGGCGCTCGACCGCGCAGAGAAGATTGAGCGCGACTTGAAGGCCGTGGCGGTCGATTTGACCAAGCTGCAATAGCGACAACGACAGAAAGGAGACCAAATGACCGTAGAGCTACCAAAGGACGCGGAAGGCCTCGAGATTCCGCTAGATAGGTTGACGAATGATTACCGATGAGAAGAAGCGCGAGGTAGCTTAAAAACTGCGCGAACTTGATATGTCTGACATCGAGGTTGACGGGTGCATCATTGACTCGCCTAAGTACGTAGGGCTTCTGCTTATGCGCATGCTCGACGCTGCGTGCGACTACCGTGACGGTCTGCACCACTTCCCAGGGTTCTTCTCCGCGCAGGCGGTTGTCGAGCTGTTCGCAGACCTAATCGACCGCCCGACATGCCGAAATGAAAATAGCTTTGACAGGTCTTTCTTTTGCAGCGCGTGTGGCTATGAGGCGTGGACACACAACGATTCTGATTGCGACCAAAAGGACTTTTCGTTCTGCCCAAACTGCGGAGCAGAGGTGGCGGACGATGCTCGAATCTAAGCCCATCAGCGGATACAACCTTCCGCCCGGATGCTTTGAGAACGACATTGATGCCTACTTCGGCGATGGCAAGCCAACCTGCGCCGAGTGCAAGCACATGGTCGAGTGCTGCTGTGATTACGGCATTTGCAGGCGCGAGTACCAAGAAGCGCTCGACAATGAGTTTTGTGAATGTAAAGTCCAAATCAAGTTACATCCATCTGATGGGGCAGATTGGGCGCTGTGGTGGATACCAGACCACATGCGTGATATGCAAAGCGTTGCCTGCGAGAACTTCGCCAAATAGAAAGGAACCCAACAAATGAATATCACCAAGCGAAGGGTCGCGTTCGTCGCGGCCCTAATTGTATCCGTCCTGGCTATCGTCACGGTGTGCGGTCTGGCTGGATGCTCATCGTGCAGCCGTTCGGTCAAGAGCATGAGCAGCGACATTGGCGGCGGTCTTAACCGCACGGTCACGCTCTACGACAACGCAGGCAAAGAGATCAAAAGCTGGCACGGCAAGATTGACCTTGAGTCAAACGACCAAGAAGTGTTCTTCGACCTGAACGGCAAGCGCGTGATTATCCAAGGCGGCATTGTCGTGAGTGAGGAAGATTAGATGAAAGTCTCACCAAACATCCAAGTGATTCAGGCGCAATTCGACAGCCCCAAGCTGAAACCAACCTACGCACACGGCGTGGGAGATGCAGGCTGCGACATGCGAGCCAACATCACGGAGCCTAAGACCATCTTCCCAAGCGAGATTGTGAAGTTCGGTACCGGTATCCACCTTGCCATGCCGCACGGCATGTTTGCGTTGCAGGCTATCCGTTCGGGGCTGTCAATCAACCATGGGCTACAGCTTGCCAACGCTCCCGGAATCATCGACAGCGACTATCGCGGAGAGATCGTATGCGCTTTGGTCAATATGAGCACCGAGCCGTACACGGTGGAGCCGTTCGAGCGAATCGGACAGCTCATTTTCTTAGCGCACTATTCCGTTGCATTTGATGAAGTGGAGCGCTTGCCCCAGACCTCGCGCGGAGCTGACGGTTTCGGGTCATCGGGGAGGTTCTAATGTCTTGCAAAGTTGGTGAGCGCTGCGCAACGTGCAAGTTCGCCAAGAACCCGCACACTACAAAGAGCGCAGTTGTCGAGGTCAAGTATCTGACGTGTTGGCGCAACCTGCCGCACGAGTGCAAGCCATGGAACAGGTGCAATTTCTGGGAGCCGAAGGAGGTAGAGCAATGAGCGACCATCAAGAGATTATCGATCCAATCAAGAAGATGTTCGAAGAAAGAGGTATCGAAGAGCACAAAGTTGAGGTTTCGGCTGATAAAACCGAAGATGTTGTCGATTTGGTGCAAAGCCCAAACGGAGAAGCCAACGACCCAAGCGAAGCGGTGGCACGCAATAAGGCCGTCCGCGCTATCGGTTTCCTCGAAGGTTTCGGTGCGCTCCTGTGGACGCAGGTAGGCCCAAACCTAGCGGACGAAAAAGTAGCAGAGTTTGAGAAGCGCGTTGCCGATATCGCAGCGTATATCGGGCTTCCGCCACGTGAGGTGTATGCCGAATGAGCGGAACGAAAAGCCCAAAGACACTAAAAGCAATGGAGCTGCTGAAAGACCATAGCTTGACAACCAAGCAGGTAGCCATGAGGTCTGGTGTAAGTGAGCGCCACGTTCGCAGGTTGCGTAATCAGATGGAGGTTGATAAGTGAAGCTCATAGTCAAGTGCGTTGATGTACGAACGCTTGGGTATTTGTCTGCAATCGGTGAGGACAATAAGCATAGCGTTATGGTGGCTAAGTTCTCTCAGAGTGACATTTTTGAATTTTCACTGATTATGCTGTTTGACGAATCGCTCCAAACAGGTGATACATGTGAAATCGAGGTGACCCCATGCAAGTAATGGGAGTGGAGCTTGAGGACGATTCCAGCAAGGTTCTCACCTACGATTCCGACTGTCCCATCCATTATCTCGGTGACGGCTATATCACGTGTTCCCGCTCCATGCGCTCCGCTATGACGAGGTGGAGGGACGAGTTCAACCACTCGGCAATCATCGTCTGGTGGTGGTGCTGCACGTTCAAATACGTCTGGCGCTGCCTATCTAAAGGGCAGGCGCTATCCGATATCGACAAGGCCATAGACTGCCTGCAAAAGCTACGCAAGGATGTGGAGCCGATATGCTCAAGTCATTCAAGCACAACCCAATGCTAGAAGCGATGCTCTCGTTCGCGGGATGGCAAGGTGGCTTTAGTGAATCTGACAAGCGTGCCATGGTTGAATCATTGAACACGATCCGAACGGCTCTCGTTCAGCCATTCGGTGCTAACTCCGATGCAAAGAGGCGCGATTCCAATTGCGTCACGGACGTTGAGTTCGACCGCGCAGTGATGGTGGTTCTGTCTACTGCGCTCACAATGTGGCTATCGGGAGCACTCGATACAGTGCAATGCGTAGGCGATGCCGAATGAAGACCACTGGATACACTGTAACTCGCTCTGATGGAGTTACCTACCAATCCATAGCGGCTGCTGCTCGCGCAAACCGCATCGCCGATACCACGATGCGAAGGTACATCAACAATGGAACGAAGAGCTATCTCGGCTTCTCGTTCCGCATAACCGGCAGCTCGAAGCCGAAGCGCGAGCGCCTGAGTAAGCCAGTTATCTGTCCAATGTGCGGACGAAACACCTATTGTGTGACAGGCTTTTGTGGTAGCTGCTACCGTGAAGTGCTCGCGCTCAACCGCAAGGAGGACGCATACAGGGCTGCTAGCGTTGTCGCCTAGGTTGTACCGCGCGGTATAATATTGCAGGTAAAGCATGCATTTCTCAATCAAATCTGGGGGTCTCGATTGACTGCACGCGAATATTTCGAGTACATCAGGGCGTGCCAGCGCTCAATCGACCGGAGGCTGGCGATCATCGCGTCTATGCGCGCGCGAGAGTCTGTCCGCGCACAGACCTATGATGCGATCGGTCACGGCACCGGAAACCGCGACGCCATGCGCGCCACCGATTTACGCATGGACGCCGAGAAATCGGCAGCGTCCGAAATCCGTGACCTTACCGACCAGGTGGAGGAGGGGCGCGAGCTATGCCGTGGCATCCGCGCGGCGAATATCACGCAGCGCTGGGCGGACGCTTTGGAGTTGCACTACATCGAGGACATGCCTTGGCATCAGACCGCTAGCGCATTGGGCGTGTCCGAGCGACAGGCCCAGGTCGATGTGTCCTGCGCGCTCGATTGGGTCGATTCCGTCGGCATGGCCCGCGCAAGAACCGGCTTAGGCCAGGCGACCCTTCTCTAGTCCAGCCCCGTGCGCTCCGGCGTGCGGGGCTTTTTTGTGCCTAGACTGCGCACTATTTCGCTATCCTGCGGCATTCAGCGCCCATCTGCGCACTATTTCGCAACCCTTCGCCCTAACTATCCCGTATAACTAAGGTGCGGCATTTGAGGGCATCACAGAGCCCCACACGCCGTATCAATGAGGGGTCGGGGCGGCATATGCCACCCACCTATAGCGGGGCTGTCCCTTCTTCAGTGCGTCCCCCTCGCACACACAGCCCCCACCACTAAGGACAATGGATGTCACGCAACGACCGAAACGGGCACAGGCGCAGAATACTCAGGCAAAGGGTCAAGGCCCTAGGGCTACCATGCGCCATATGCGGGCGGCCCATAGACTATAGCCTCCCGCCTCTCCACCCATGGAGCTATGAGCTTGACGAGATCATCCCTGTTTCATTGGGCGGAGATGAGCTTGACCCAAACAACGTGCAGCCTGCCCATCGCATCTGCAACGAGCGCAAGGGAAACCGCATTGGCTTCACATGCGATGCGGGCGGCCGTCCTAAGCGTAAAACTCCGAAACCTAACGCATCGCAAGACTGGACCGCATGACCGCGATGACCATTGGTTATCGATAACCATATTTTGCCGACTCGACGCTTTGGTTGCAGGGGTGGGGGAGTCCCCCCCCCATGCCCCCGTAGCCCCC